TGTTTTTGATATATATCTAAGTCTTCCGGATCCGCCAAATCATCACTCCTTCAAGTTCGAAACCTAACCAAAAACCGTTTTCAGATTATCAGGCTGACTGATGATCACAGGCGCCACGCACGCCAATGTGAGTGCTCACGTGCCACGGGTTAGTGCGCGAGTAGACCGTCCGAGAACCACAATGACTGCCATTGCCGAAGTTGCCACCAGCGAGGAGGACCACAATAGAAGGATTTCCCTGCATATATGCTTCTCCATGCTGATAACTGCTGTCTTTTCCCATGTTAAGAACATCATGCCAGTCAAATGAAGAAGTGCCTGCATATCTATACATATATTCATCTATTCTTTCCCAAAGGTTACCTGCACAATCAACAAGATTATAGCAGGAAACCGCTTGTTCTACAGTTCCAGTTGCTGTTCTGCCTGAGTTGCTTGTTGCAGACCAGGCGGCATTGTTATCACCATCATGGCCTTCGGGACTTCCGTAAGCAGCCATATCCCATTCTTGGCCAGTTAATTTTCTTTTGTTGACATTTGCAAGCCCTCTAATGAAATCATAATCATTATAACCTTCAGTTCCCGAGACTGGTGTTGCGTTATATTCACTCACAAGTTCAGTCTCCGGCCAGGTGCCGCTGCCTTCACTGGCAAGATAAATATCAGCCCAGAAGTTTGAAACTTTGACCATTCCGGTCGGGTCACAGGCAGGTCTGTAGTTCAATGACCAGACTGAATTAGGAATTATATTGACTGCAATTGAGGCTGCATCATCATATCTTTGAGCATTTGTTCTGATACGTCCATAATGAAAGCCGCCTATCTTTCTCGAATTATTTTCTGTGTAACCGTCTGGATAAGTAGAATTGATTGAAACTGCAAATTCTGGCTCAGCACCATCAGCTGACTGCAGTGCATACACATAATAGTTTTCACCAAGAGTGAAGCTCGCAAAACTTCCGTCATTATCTGCTGCAGTCAAAATAGTATCAGTTTCTTTTTTGAGATTCTGCCTGTCAATTCTTAATGCCAAAGGCGGCACTGCAATTTCATCAGCTGCACTCTTTTCAATATGTCCTTTGAAGTTGAAAAATGAAGGTGAATCAGCTCCAACAAAAGTTAACATTGATCAATCACCTCCTGGACTTCATCAATAGTGAACCCTAACCTAAATATTTTCCCGTTTGGGTTATCAACAAGTTTGAACTGCACTATCTTTTCTGTTCCATCTTCTTCCTGAGTCATAACTTTGTACTCAGGCTCCGGGCCAGTTCTATCAGATTCTGCTGCAAGTTCTTTGTCAAACTCATACTTTTTGGCTGTATTTAGCAGCCCCTGGTATGCTCTTTTTACTTTTGGTGTGTAGCCAAAGTCATTAATCACATTTTCATAATCCTGTCTTGAATTAAGCACTTTTGGAAAACCTCTCATGTTATCTAACCTCCATTGCTAATGAGCCGTCAATCATTTTAAATTCGTAAATATCCCCTGTTGTTTCGTCTATTAAGTTGTTTTCTGGGTTTGAGCCCTCAGGGCCAGCTTTTACAAGCCCGTACTCTACTTTTTGAATTGTTCCATCTATTACTGCATCAAATAGAACTATAGTTGTCTCATCATTAGTTGAGCTGTAATTAGCTGATTCTACAGCAGAATATACTGAACTAGAATCTAATGTCGCTTTTATTTTTCTATTGGTGACAAATACATCCGTGTAATCTCCGGGCACTGTAAAAGTTTCAGCGCTTACATATGTTACAGTTAACGCGCTGTCAATCCATTCGGTCATATTTTCAGCAAGGTCAGACTTGATAGTTCCGTCCTCATTCATAGCTACTTCCAACCGCTCCCAGAGGGTTTCTTTTGAACCCCTGGCAACTCTTAAGTCTTTTATATACGGATTATACTCATTTGCTAATATCCAGCTTGAGCCGTTCCAAAATTTTAATTTAGCGTCAGTCCAGCCCGATGAAATATCTAACCATGGTTGGCCTTGAGTAGGAGACCCAGGAGAACTTGCTCCTGCCCATTGGCTTATTATTGTTTCAAAGTTTTCATGGAGATATTCGGCCAGTTTGGGGCCGTTAGAGTCTCCCATATCTGCTAACGATTTATGATATTCTTGAGTCATCTGATCACTCCTTTAATATCCTTCTATTATTAATTCTTCTATTGTCCCTCCGACATCATTGTTGTTAATATCTAATATTTTTACATCTACACTTGTTTTACTTTTATTTGTAAAGTTAGCATATTTCATTGTTGACCCATTCTGAACAATATCAGCGGAATATCTAACCGGAACTTTATAAAATTCTATCCCATAATCAGAATAATTTATTGTTTTCCCACCTGTATCAACTGAAATATATCTTTCTACAAGTTCTAAATCAGGAACATCAAATATCATTTCAAGTTGCTCAATTTCAAATTCTGTGCTTTCAGTTTCTATATTAATTTCAGCCTTAAATTGCGCGTATCTGAACTTATATTCGCCTGTCATATACTGCTGCCAGTCAGACCAGTCTATGTTATCATCAGAAAATTTTACATAAATTTGAGTATCATATATTGCAGGTGGATTATTCATACTGTTATTTGGGAAATCATTTAGATTTCTATCATTGAAACTAAGTAAACTTAAATCTAAATCTTGAAAAAACCAATCTTTTTTAATCCTTATATCAGTTCTGCCTACATGACCTGTGTCTATAGCTTCTGTAATGTAATTTGCCTGTTTCTCAAAATCTGGAATTCCGTTTGAATAAGCTTCCAAATCAGGCCAATCGTTAAGAGTATAATTTTGCAAATCATTAAGAGTAAACATATGATTAAACATAATTTTATTATTTATTTTGCTTAAATTTTCAAGTGTAGCATTGTCTATATAATTAAGTTCATTTCTTTCCTGTATTATATTGAGTTCGAGGCCTGTATCTGAAACCTCAAAAATAGTAGAAGTATAATTTACTGATTTTTGCTTAACTCTATCAATAGACTTGATCATGTATCTGTGAGTGCCATCTAGTTCATTTTCTGATGTCCATCTATCCCCAGTTAGTTTGGTCCCGAGAATATCTCCGTTTTCCCAGTCGGTTCCTTTTCTAATTTCATAACCTAATATGTCTGGTTCATCAACTTCAGACCATTTAAAAATAACTTTTGCTCCTTTTTGAGCTACTTGCAGAGTATTGGGCGCTGCAGGTTTATTATCTTTCCCAGAAATAACTATTGAGTTTGAAACCACTCCCGCACTTGTTATCCCTCTATATTTTGACACTGATCTAACTCTAATTTTATAATTGGAATTAACTTTAAGATTCTTAATTTCATAATCATCAGTTTCGGTTGTTCCAGCTATTTGATAATTTCCTCCATCTTCTGAATAATCAACAACTGCATGGTCAAATCTTTCATCGTCAGGAATATCAAATTCAACAACTAGATTAGAATTAAGATTTCCATCTATAGTTGTATATCCATATTCAGTAACAGATAAATTGTTAACTTCTTTTGGCGCTTCAAAAGGATTTTTAAATGTAGATGCATAATTTTCCTGCTGGACTAAACCATCGTCAGTATATATTGCTTCATTATATTCAATAGCAGTAATAGACATATTTTCTTCATTGTCTTCTGATATTTCTGTTATACGAAAAGGTTTGTCTACCCACCCAGGCCTTTCATGAGTAACTAATATTTTATCTCCTACTTCTGCTTCAATTGAGTTTATACCAGCACCAAAGCTAATTATTTGAGTGCATAACTTTGATTTTTTCTGATAATATCTTGCTTCTCTACCCGCTTGAGAAAATCTATTAACACCATTCAGGGTTATAGTTTTCATAGCTTCACCAGACACGCTGTTATCTATGAATCTAGCTCCAATAGTTTCAAAGTTTTCAGCTGGGTCCGTATATTCAACTACAACTTCTCTTAATCTTTCTTTCCTGGAAGAACCTCGCCTTCCAAAGCTTCCTTCGATAATATTATCTGTTTCTTCATCATCAGAAAATATAAAACTTTGAGTTGCTACATCTGGTTTATCAATCTTTAATTTTAATTTTCCATCGGACCAGATAAGAAATGCTCTAAAAGTAGAAAGCATCTCATTAAGAATATCCAATGCTGAACTTTTAGCATCAATAACAAAATCTAACTCAAAGCGCTTTTCCCCGTCCACATATTGATCAGCATATTCTGCAGCCTCTTTGAAAGTTTCTAAATCTATAAAAGCATCAGCGACACCAAAACCAAATCTTTTGTTACTTATAAAATCTAAAACACACCAGGCAGGGTTATTACTGTATTTTGTTATCCATCGGCTGCCGGTCCAAACTCTTACATGCCGCCCTTTTACAATCGCGGTCATAGTTGGAGTGCCTGATGTCTCTAGTTTTTCAGCATCTAAAGTTGTTGAGTAATGGGCAAGATAAGGAAATGTTTGAGAATGCTCGTTTTTCGACCATGAAGATTGGTTTCTATATCCTAATCTAGTTTCTGCACTAATAGATTTATCATCGGCTTTGATTTCTGAAATTGATTCAATCGGGCCTTCCGAAATTCCAACTTGCAGATCCATTAAATTATCATTTTCGCCGCGAATCTTTTGGTTAATTATGTTTCCTGCTACAAGATTCCGGCCATAAACTACCGGGACTGGTATCTGATGAGACTTAGTATTACTAATCGGGCCAAATGAATATGTTGGAGAATTTTTTGATTGATTCATGCTTTCTTGAAATTCTTTGGCTTCTTTATAGTTGTCATAAGAATTACCTACACTAAATCCAATCATTGCTCCGGCTGCTACTGTAACACTTGCCGCTGTACTAGCTGCTGCAGCTCCTGCTGCTAATCCAACTAATGCTCCTACTCCCATTTCCTCACCTCACTCTCCATATACTATGCAATTTTTTTCTCCACTTTGAAAATTTACTTATTCTTGCTTTCGAATTATCAAATATGTGTATAAATCTATAATTGTCAATCAAAATACCTGCATGTCTTGGCATTCCTCCGACTTCAAAAACAACAACATCTAAGGGCTGCTTATTTTTTTTATTTATCTGATCACAATATAAACTTAATCCTTCGGGCAGTCTATTTGGATTTTCTTTCATCCAGTCAGGTGGCAAAATTTCTCCATCGTTATCTGGGAGATTAATATTATTATCTGCTAAAACATCGACAACCAGTCCTAAACAGTCATAACCTTCTTCCCCTCGGCCGTTAAACTTATATTCTTTACCTAAATACTTTTCTAAATCCATCAGTCAACACGCCTCACATTTCTAATTTTCGGAATGTCTAAGAAACCGCCATAAAACTGAGTGTTATTCCAGTATTTACACCCATGACCACCGTTATAGGTTAAATCACAGCCGGCTTCTAAATGATAACTGTCGCCCGCCTGAGCATTTTGAAAAGGATATTCAACATCTACAAAACCACTTGCAGAATAAATTATTTTTCTGCTTTCATTTCCAACCTTTATAATTCCATGTTTCCAGCGATCAGCCGGCTGATTCATTGCACTATCATATATTCTGTTATTAGATATGCTGTCAATGGTCCCATTTAAAGTTGGGATATTGTAACCGCAACCTTCTCCACCAAATCCACCAGGCCATCTGCAATTAACCCCGTAACTTCTGCGAGGTAATTCGACTTCTAAAGCATCAAGATTAGACACAAGCTCAGCAGTTAAATTATATTCATCAGTTGAAATTGAATCGATAACTGAGTCAGTGAACATTTCTATTTTGTTTTCAAATTTGTCTAAGTGATTTCGAAATACTTTCCAGATCGTTACTTTTCTACCCTCGAATTGAGTATTAGCAATATAGGCCGAAAAGTTTTTATTGACATTATCAAAGGTGACTGTCACACTATCTGGAGCTGTCTTGTTATTCTTTTTGATTTTGCTTCTACTGATACTTGCTGCATAATAGGTTTGTTCATTCCCCTGCTCATCAAAAAACGCTATATTCTCAGGGAACATAGCGTAGTACAAAGTTTCTTCATCTAATTTTATTTGATATAGTTCTATCGGCCAGTTATAATCTTTATCTTTTTCTGCAATTACATCAGGGCTGAGAGTTCGGGGCATTTAAACCAGCTCCTTTAATTCAATTGAAAATGAGTGAGCTTTATTGTCATATACTTCATCGCTTAATTTAGACTGGTTGAATCTAACTTTTATGTCAGACTCAATTATGTTTCCTTCTGAGTCTTTATAATCCCAGAGAAAAGGTTCATATTCGCCCTTTCTGGCATAGAAAAAGTTTGCTATTTCTTCTGCATCATTGTTATAATTGCTTGTTTTGTCAAATTCTAGTTTGAACACTCTGAAAGGCAAACCTTTGGGGCGCCTCTGTTCTCTACCGCCTTCCATTTTGGTGATAAGAGTATTGGTGTTAATATCAACAACCCATGCTTTTTTGTACTTGTAATCAAATTTTTCCAAAAGCTCACCTCCTTAAGATTTTTTAATAGCTTGTCTAAGAGTTCCATTTCTCATAATATCTCGGCCTACAACATTGATAATTGCATCCGGATTTCTACTAACATATTCAGCAAATGATTGAGTATCAATGGCAGTAATGTCGAATATATTTATTGGCGCTGAACCACCACCATTTTGTAATCCTTTTACCTGGTCTTTATTTAGCACATATTCGCCATTTTCTAAAATTGCAGGCACTTCATTACTTTTAAGGCCGATTCCTCCACCTTCGTGATACCTCTGCATTTTTGCAATAGCATTAGCTGGGCTAACAAAACCTCCTTCATGGAAGGTTGGAAGATTTAAACCGCCTAAAGCATAATTAACTATAGGGCCAACAACAGCTTTTTGTAATACCATTGAAGCAATTTGATCAGCTATATTGTCGAATACATCTCCTAAGTCTTCGCCTCTAGCTATTGCATCTGATAAGCCAGTTATTAAATCATCTTTCCAATCAACAAATTTCTGGTTAGCTTCTTCGATTTCTAGTCCTAAATCAACAAAAGCATCAGTCATCCAGTTGATAGATTTGGCTCCTTCTTTTGAATCGCTTTCTCCAGTATAGCCAGTAGCTGCATTTCTTCCCATTCTTCCGAGATTGGCAAGATTAGTTGAAAAGTCATTAGGATCGCTTTCTGCTTTTAATGTTTCATTTATTTTTTCTCTAATTCGCCGCCATTCATCAGTGTCTTTTTCATATTGTTTTAGACGCTCTCTTAAATATTTTCGATATTGAGTTTCAGATATTTTACCCATTTCAAAGCGGTTTTCCATTTTCTCTCTTTCAAGTTGAAGTTCTTTTTTATTATATTTTTCAATAATATCTAATCTTTTTTCTCGATAAATTTTTGTGAGAGTGGCTGTATCCTGGCCTTTTTCCTGCATCAATTCTTTTTCAGCTTCATACTGCTGCTCTAATTGAGCAAGTTCTCTTTCTTTACCATCTTTTTTGAGAAGCTCAAGCTCATTTTGCAATTGTTCTTCCCTTTCAATAGCAGCCTCTTTGCGGCGCTCTGCTTCCTCTTCTTCCTGTTCGTTAACTTCTTCAAGATAATCTTTATACTGGTTATTGTAGAATTGCTCAACCATTTCTTTTAATTTTTCTTTTTGTTCAGCTGTTGCATCTTTGAGATTATCAATTCTTTCAAATTCACCATACATTTTATTTTCTAATTTAGCCCAGGCTTTTTCTGAGTCATTAGACATATTTTCTACTTCTTGCTCAAAATTATATGATTCTATTTCAGCTCTTAATTCATCAATGTAATTTTTGTAATCGCTTTGATCAGATGTTGAACCTCCGCCACCGCCACCAGATAAATCTACTTCTTCTAATTCATTGTTAGTTTCTTCAATTTCTTGCAAAGCCTTTTCAGTCTCATCTAAATCTTTTTTTAGATTATTCAATCTGTTTTGTGATTCGCTTATAGAATATTTTTCACCTATTATGGAATCTTCGCTTGCCCCATTTCTGCGAGCCTCTAATCTCCGTTCTTCTTTTTGGATGTCAGATTCAAGTAGGTCTTTTCTTCTTTTAAGTTCGGCTTCGTTTAGCGATTTAACATTTCGCTCCATAAATTTAAGCTGCTTGTTTCCCTCGTAAATTCTTTTTGCAAGAAGGCCAAAGCCTACTATAACAGCTCCGCCGATCATATAAGGATTTAAAGCTGCAGTTAATCCGCCGGCTCCGTTAATTACATTTGTTAAAGAGCTCAATGTAAGAGATAAGTTTCCGGTAATGCTTAATACTGGTCCTAAAGCAGCCGCCACTCCTGCACCAAAAATAACCATGTCTTGCTCTTCTTCTGATAAGTCATTGAAAGCATCTACTACATCTATGACATTTTCCTTTATTTGAGTCATTATTGGTTCTAGTTCTGCACCTAATTCAGCTAAAGATTGCTCTAAATCATAATTAGCTTCTGCACTTTCTACAAGTGCTTCATTATTATCTTTATACTGCTCATATACATCTGATAGTCCGGTATTGGCAAGAGTCTGCATTACATAATCAGTTGCTTTGCCGTTTTCTTTTGCAGTCTGCAGCCCTTCATTAAAATCATCTAAATTAATACCTAATCTTGACAGCATTTCATCAAATTGACCAACTGACTGTCCCGATCCAATAGTTTCCTGGATTGATTCAGATAAATTTTCAAACTTCAATGTGTCTGGGAACTGTATAACAGCACCAGCTATATCATCAATAACACTTGATAATTGTTCATCTCTGAAACCTGCAGCTAACAAACTGGATAATCCCTCAACGTTAGAATCTAATTCGCCAGTAACGGCGTTAAGATCTGACATATATCCGTGCATTTCATCAATACTTACATTTGCAGTTCGAGCGTTATTTTCAAGAGTCGAAACTTCTTTTCTAAAATCTCTTGTTCCTTCTGTAAGCGCAAAAAAGGCAGCTGTAATAGGTAAAGTGACATGAGTATTAAGGTTATCACCGATTCCTTTCATTCTATTCCCGAACTTTTCCATGCCGTCCGCAGCTTTTTGCATCTTTCTGCTAAATTCATTCGCTTTTCTTTGGGTTTTCTCGAGTTCATCTGTAAAACTTTCAAGCTGATCTTCAGTTTTAATCAGCTCTCTGCGATATTCCCGGTATTCCTTTTCTCCAACATCTCCAGACTTATATTGTTTCTGCATGTCTTTTTCAGCTTGTTTTAATACATCAAGTTTTTCTTTAGTTTGCTCAACTCTTTCTGTAAGAATATCCTGTTTTTGAGCCCAGAGTTCAACTGAGTCTGGATTGAATTTTAATGCTCGATTAACCTGGTATAATTCTCTTCCTATTTTTCTTGATTGAGAACGAATATCTTTAAGAGCCTTGTCAAGGCCTTTTGTCGATGCTCCAATTTCTACAGTTATACCTTTTTTCTGAGCCACTTAATCACCTCCCGAAATGATTTTGAAAACTTTGCGGAGTTCCTTGGGGTTCAGATATTTTCTTTTCTTCTTCAATATCTTCGCCAAAATAAATTCTTTGTAATCTTAAAAAATCTAATAAATGTATATAATTTAATTCATCGATAGAATAATTCAATCTTTTAGCAATAGATAATATATATAAATCTAATCTATCTATGTTTCTTTCAGTTTTTTTTTACTCTTTTTTTCGTTTTTATTATCTTCAAATTCTTTACCACTGAAATTTTCTTCTAATCTTATAACTAGATCCACAAGCCAGTTGAGATTAAGTAAGTTCGGTTTATCAAATTGATTAAGCCACTCATCATAAGTAGGAAATTTAAAAATGTCATTATCTGCTTTGTTGAGACAATAAACAAATTCTAGCAGCTCATCAGATATTTTTTTGATTTCATCCTGCTCTTTTTTAATTTCTCTAAAATCTCCAGTTTCATAATTTTTATATTTTTCTTGAATGCCGCCAACTTTGGCGACCGCTTTCCCTACTTCTTCTAAAAAGTTTTTATCAAAATTATCTCTGTAAAGTTTTGGGACTAAGGCGGAAAACCTCAGTCCCAAAGTGTGATCCCATATATTAATCTTTTCTTGCAGCATTAATTATCACCTACACATCAGTAGTTGAAGGAACGGAATCAAAGAAGTTAACATACCCAGAATCATTTTCGAATATTTCTCCCATAACTCTACGCGCTGTTTCTTCTACAAACATTGTTAAGTTAAGGGTTTCTGTATCAAATGTAACTGAGTCCTCCTTAGTGTTGTTATCTTTTGAAGGTCTAGAAGCTTTAGTTCTCCAAAAAACAAATCTCATGTCTTCTTCATTTCCATTTATTTGAGCCATTAAAGCAAATTCTTTTGGCTCATCATCTGCAGACTCGACAATCATTCCATTTGAAAAGACTGTTTTCCCGAGCATTTCAGCTTGAATCTCTCTAGGGATAAAGCCAGCTTCAATAGAGCCTGTATATCCGTTATTAGTTTCTTCTTCAAGTTGCTTAGTATCATCTCCGAACAATTCAGCTGTGTCACCTTCTGGATCTGCAGCAAAGTTAATAACTCCTGGAATTTGTTTTACTTCACCGTATCCAGTTGTTCCAGCAGTGACAGCTGCAGAACTACCCATTGTAGCTCCAGTTGTTCCAGTGTCAGTGAATGCAATTTCTAAAGTAGAATCATTTTCTTGCACTACTTTAGTTTTAAGGTATATAACACCTTTATCGTTTCTAGCATCAAAAACTGGACTAATGATATCATCATTGTTTAAAACATTGACAATTGCAGATGCAACTTTGCTCACTGTAGTATGAGTTTCGCTTGCTAACGGAACTACTACAGAATGAGGAGAATCTGCTCCAAGCAAAGTTCCTGCTGTAACTTGAATTTCTATTTCTCCGTCTGTCGAAGGTGCTGCAGTAACTTCAATTTTTTCAGCCTGCGCTTCTCCTTTAAAAGCTATGTGGAGATTTCTTAATCCCCATGTACCTTTATTTGACATAAATTTCACTCCTTTATATTATTGATATTTCATAAACTGTCTGATACAAATCTTCATCGTCTAAAAATTCTTGTGATTTCTGATAAGCAATCCCTAAACTTTTAAATAAATTTTCGATTTCTTTTTCAACTGGCGGATTCCACTTTTTTGTATATAGTTCAACATTAAAATATTCAACTCCAACATAATTAATATTATCCGCCATAAAATCATTGTTATACCGATAAACAATTAGAATAAATGGAGGAGATTGAGGTTCTTTAAACTTTCGATAAGCTGTTGGGTATAAAGTTTTGAGTTCAGCCAGTAATTCTTGATAAATCATTCAATCAACCTCCATTCTCTAGTATTTTGTTAATATTTCTTTGGTACTCAGCAATATATTTCTTCTCAGCCGGTCCGATATGCGGTATTCCTTCGACTCTACCAGTTCCACCATCAATTGCATGTCCATTCTCAAGTAAATGAGTTAGCTGCGGTTTATCTTTGTTATATACTGTAATAACAATTTTCCCGTACTTTTTGCTTGTAGAATAGCTCCAGCCGTTAGCATATTCACCCGTTTCTTTAGGAGAATTACTTTTAATTTCTCTTTTCATTTTACGAGCAGTTGAACGAGTTTCTTTTTCAATTGCATCTTTAACAGGTTCAGTATAATCCTGGACTGAGTTAACTATTTCATCTGCGAGCTGGTCAATGCTAACTGTTTTAGACATCGCCATTCACCCTCTCGCAAGTGAGAATAGTTCTTGCGCCCATCTTTTGGCTGCGGATAATATTATAAATTGTTCCATCAAATTTAATTTCTTTCTCGCCATCATATTCAACTGAGCGAATTTCAAATTTAACTTCTGGTCTTAATCCCTGGCTAGCTGCATTATAATATTCAGATGATCCAATAGAATTTTCATTTGCAAAGACTTTTCTTTCGGTTCGAGTTTCAATCTCATTTCCCCACTCGTCTTGAGTAATTGTAGTTGAAATAAGATGAATAATTTTGTTATATCTCATTCAATCACCCACTTATCGTTATGTCGCCAGTGATATCAATATATTGAGCTTCGCCATCAGCAATTTTATATTCTACTTGATTTTTTGGCCTGCTATAAAAAATAACTGTCCCAGAGCTGGCAGTTTCTTTTTCTTCTCCATCAAAAACAACAGTACATTGTTCAGAAGCATTGATAGTAATTTTGTAACTGTTATATTCTCTGAGTTGAGATAATTTATTTGCAATTGACTCATAAACTTCTAAAAATCTTTCAGCTTCTGGGTTGTCATAGCCAAAGTTTCCTTTGCAGTATAAAGTAATTGCATAAACAGTTAAATCATCTGTCTCTTCTATTTTTAATAAACCTTTAGTGTCTAAATCGCTTTTGGCTGCTTCGATTACTCCGGTTATTTCTGCATCATAATCATTGGCTGTAATTCTTAATGAAGTCTTTACATCATCCAAGAGAGCCATTTAATCGCCCCCTATACTATTAGATACACATTTACATCAGTGCCGTTCATTGCGCTATCTAATAGCACTGTATTGTTTTCAATGTTGGCAGAATCGACAGCAACAGTTGGAGCGGTAGCTTCTAAAACATTATCTCTATAAGCTTTTAATACGGTGTTTCTTTCAAGCTTATAAGGTAATCCTAATTTGTTGGCTACTCCCACCTGGACCTCATCAGTTCCAGCATTTGTTTCAACCGGCAACTCAATACTTATGACAGTTTTGAAAGCTTTATTGCCTTGCACTTCTGTATCGCCATTAAGAGCAATTGTTTCGCTGATTGCATTATCATCAATGTCAGTTCCGTTAATTACAATATCCCCAGCCACACTTGCTGCATTAGCTTTAATTTTTAAGTTTCTAGGAACATTAGGATCAGTAATCCCAGATGTAATAGTCTGAGTTTGAGAAGTTAAGGATGTAGAGCCTAAAACTCCAGCAATATCTTGAGCTTCAACTGCGCCAATATCTAATTCTGCAATAGCTCTTAGTTTTTCACTTGTGCCAGCATCATTTTTTACTTTTCTGTCAAGTTTATGATTCAATGCTACATAACTCATTTATTTATACCTCCTTATAGAAAAGGGCTAGCATAAGCCAGCCCTAATAATTATTTATCCTTTTTTGACTCTTAAGAATCCATTTTTAGAAACGACATTACCTCCAGAGAATACAACTCCTCTATGAGCTAACATACCTTCCTTAAATTTATAATCGCTAGATCTTTTAACATCAACGTCAGAGAATACTGTCATTTTATAATGAGACAAGACTCCATAAGCCATGGAATATTCGCCTGCTGTTACTGCATCATCGGAGATAGCATTACAAGCAGAGTTAATGATATAAGGAACGCTGTCAATAGTCCCTGTGTTGCCGTTATTTTTTACATCATACACTTTTGTTCCATCGGTATGTCTTAATGTAGCAAATTCTTTTAAGTCTTTTTTGTTAAGTATTAATACAGCGGCATCTTCAACATCTTCATCCCCACCATAGCTATAAATGATTTCATCAAGAGTATTTTCATCAATAGAGGCAATTGACTTGTCAGTAGTTGCATCAATAGCAGTTGCTCCATCATCAAAAATCCCGACAAAGTGACCTGTTGTTCCATCGCCAATAAGAATTTCTTTAGTGATTTTCTTTCTGATAGCTTTTGTTATACCTTTCATTACTTCTTCGTCATAATCGGCAGCAGGAAGTTTAAGTATTTCTTCTGTATCTTCAGCATAAGCTGTAATTTTTGTCTTATTTATATCAGCATAGCCAAACTCAGTTTCAGCTGTGGTAGGAGCTCCACTTTCGTCAGTATATCCACCTTCGCCATAATTTTTGACATATGATTCTGAGTAGCTTTCTCCACCAGGTAAATTTTTAACTGCAACTCTGTCAATTAAGCTAGATACTTCGTTAAAGGTTGGATTAATGGCGTCTGATTGGTGTTTTTCTAGTAAGACATTAGAAGATCCTATTGTAACAGATCTTTTCTCTTTTAAGTCTTTACCTCTTTTTTCTGCTTCATCAACTTTTGGTTTTTCTTCCTGAGCTGATTCAACGCTTCTTACTTCTGTTTCTCCAGCCTTAATACTTTCAGCAATTTTTTGACGCTTTTCCATTTCTCTTAATTCTGCTTTTTCATCTTGAAGTTCCCTGATTTCATTTTCTAAAGCTTCAATATCAATGTCCGCTTCTTTATCATTTAGCTTGCTTCTAATCTCTTTCAGTCTTTTTTCAATTTCTTTTAATCTATTCATTATTTAATCATCTCCTTAAATTTTTGTTAAAAGAATTAATCTTTTTCGCTTTTCTTTTTCATTTTTATAACCTTTAAGACTTCTCATTTTGATTTCACTACTTGAATAAGCGGGGAAAGTGCATGGACTAACTTCATGTATTTCAGCTTCTAAAACAGTTCTTTTAAGAATAGTTCTGCCTTCAATCTCTATTTCTGACCATTTATCATCAATGACTGTAAATGCGAATGAGCTGCCGTCAACATCACCCCTTTTAATACTTTCTAAAGCGTCATCGCCCCAGGAGTTATTAGGTAAATCAATGTCATAATTTAAACCAGTAGAGTCAGAGTTAAATCTTAAAGTCCCGCTTTTGACACTTCCTAAAGGAAACTCGGATTTATGATTCCATAAAGCTTTTTGGCTTCTGTCCTGTAAACTTTTATCAAAAGCCCCTTGAGCAAACTCTTCTACAAATTCATCACCCCAATAATCAGTTAATATTTCTGAACGCTGATTATATTTAAGGGCGTAACCACCAATAGTTCGGTTGTTTTCTTCATTTATTTCTCTAAGTTCGATATCAGTAGAACGGTTTCTAGTTTCTTTTTCATTCTTCATCTTCTTCGGTGTCGTCATCTACAAATTCACCCCCTTCTACTGGTGCTGTATCTAATCTTCTAACTGGCTCATCCCCGCCTTTAATTGGTCCTAAGTTCATTACTTTGCGCCATTCATTTGGAGTTAGCGCTCCTCTATCAACCATATTTAGCAGGTTGAGTTTTGTTTTCATTGAAGCATATTGCAAATTAGAAGCTTCAAAAATTATTCTATTTCCATAACCTCGCTCTCTTTTGGTGAAAAAAACATTTGTAAAAGCATTTGAGAGCTGAATTGCAATTGGCTCAATTTCTGACTCATAAAAAGAATTCCATTCGTCTTCATCATAATTATTCATTACAATGCTTTCATTTACCCCAAAATAAGCATAGAGCCTTTTGATTGAGCGATCCATTTGCGCTGCATTAGGAACATAATCATTTGGCTCAACTTGTTCAGCATCAAATTTTGGATCTGTCGCGGCAGCCCCTATTTCGTTTTCAATAGATAAATAATTATCGACAAATTTTTCTAATTCAACTTGCTTATCTTCTGGCCTGATGGCGCTTTTAAATTTAAGTAGCCACCTAATAATTGCTCCATTTTTAATTGCGTTTATTACTGAATTATCTGTATTTGTTATTACTTCCATTAAATTTTGAAGAGCTTGATAATGGCCGTCTCCAAAAATATCATGCTCATTGAAATCTTTTCTAAGATGAATAACATCTTCATAAGGAACCACTACATATTTGCCGGTTCTAAACCAAAGTTTCATATACAATTCATTAGATTTGCTTTCTACTAATTCTGATCTGCTTACTGGAATAGGGTAAATTGCATTAATTTTAGTTTCATTTCTATCAATATAAGCAAAAGCATTGTGGTTAAGCTCTCTTTGGATGACCATTTTAGAAAGAAAATCTTGCATGCTCATATACGGATTTGGATTTTCTAAAACTTCTCTAATTTGTGGCCTATCATTTACTTTGATGTTTTCCTCTGAGCCTTCAATATGTTTAGGGTTGAGTTTCCCTATCGCATCAGATTTAGGCCTTATGCAAGCTCTAACAATATCGTTTTGCCAAACATCTCCAGACCATGGAGAAAAATAATTGTTTGATGAACTTATTAGTTTAAAAGTTTGCGTAGCTTTGTTTGCATTCCCGTTTCCAAATATTTTGCTGAATAATCCCAAATAATCACCTCCTAAATCATATTCTTATAATCTTGCATTTTTTCTTGTAAAATTACATAAGCGTCAAGCATAGCAGCTGTACCATCTATTCTTTTTCTTTGATTTCGCTGTTTAGCCGGCTGAATATTAAGATTTTTATCAATATCTACTGAAGTATTACTTAAGCACCATTTAGTTGTTGGATGATTGTTATAATTTATTTTGTTAGCTTTTAGGTCGGCTCCTAATTGCTTCATTGGTCCTGACAAAGTTTTTTTGCCTTGATGAACTTTAATCATGGCTTCTTTCCCGAAATATCCCTCCATTTCTTCAACCCAGTACCGAGCTGACCATGCATCATAACCAACCCAAGGTATATATATATCTAATTTATTTTGAACTTCTAAAAACCATTGTGTGACAAATTTAGGATGTATTTTATTACCTGGTGTTGTTCTTAATAAGCCTTGTTTGTACCAAGCGTTATATGGAATTTTATCTTCGCGCGATCTTTGTTCTAACAAGTCTTCAGGTAGCCAATACATTGACAAAGCATATATTTGGCTGTCGCCAGGGAGCATGAAAAGAACGCTCGCTGCAGTTAAATCAGTCGTTTCAGAAAGATCAGTTCCGCCTATCCCATAACGCGGCTTTAACTCCTCAACATCAAAAGTGGCTGTATTATTTAATTCTTCAAAGTTCAACCATGCTTCAGATGATGTTTCTCTGATATTAAAGTCTTTAGTCAATAGATTCTTAACCAGCAATGGATTATTTTGCGCTTTATGAACTTTGGTTTCTAAATTATCTCTTTTCTTAATAGTACCAAGCCCTGGATTAGCTTTTCTCCAGTTTTTTCTGTCAGTCCATTCGGACCTTTTGTCTAACTCATAAATAATTGGTAAAAATCTTTCGTCTTTATAACCTTCTGGATCATCAAATCCATTAATAATCATTTCTGCTTCATCATACTTTAGGTCGTAAACTTGCTCTCTAACAGTCCCAGCAGTTGTGATCATAAATATTAAAGGTTGTTCTCTTGCTGATGTACCGTCTTTGATAACATCGTAAAGGTTCTTGTCTTTCCATGCGTGTATCTCATCAAGAGAGGCTCCATGCACATTGAGCCCGTCTAATCTATCGCTGTCAGACCCGAGAGGCACAAAAGTTGAATCATTATGTCGGCCCTTTAATTCTTTAACCAAAGGTTTAATGCTTTTCAGTAAGAATGGTGATTTTTTAACCATTTTCTTAGCTTCTGACCATACTATTTTGGCCTGTTTTTCTTTTGTAGCAACCGCATATATTTCGGCCCCTGGTTCATTATCGGCAACTTGAAGATATAAAGAAATCGCCGATGAAAGAGTTGATTTTCCATTCTTTCTGGCAACGACTAATAATACTTCTCTATATTTTCTTGTTCTGTTAGTTTTATGAATAAACCCAAAAATAGCTGCTATAAAAGCCTTCTGCCAGAGTTCTAATTTAAGCGCCTGGCCTCCCCATTTACCTTTTGATTGTTTGCAAAAATTTTCTATAAACTCAATTGCATGATTAGCGTGGCCGGCACTATACTCCCACTGGCTTTGATCGTCATGAACATCAGCTACAAGTTTTTTATAAACTTTTTTAACTTTTTTGCAGGCTATTATTTCGCCAGATTGAATTTTATTATTATATTCAATGATTGGATTATAACTCAAAGGATATCTTATATAATTACTGTTGTTTTTCTTAGTTTTTTCTTTTGTTTTTTTAGGGTGCTGCCAACATCTCCACTCATTTGGTGGATTATCATTAAATTCTTTTTCTCTGCTGCATCTGCTGCCATCGTTTTTAGTTCCTGAGCATCTAACTATCATCTTTAATCAGGCCTCGATGCTTCAAACTTTTCTATAATATTTTCGGGATTAGTAACTTCTTCTTTTGGCAACAAGTCAAGCAATTGCTTCATAACAGCATTATGTCTATTAACTAATGAAATATAGGTGCTTGCTTCTGGAGATTGTTTAGTACCCCATTGGTTTTCTCCATTCTGATACTTTGATACAACTCCATTAGCATTGATTTCATCCTGCAAGTCCTGGAGAGTTATGGCCATAAATGCTGCATTTGCAATTAATGACTTTGCTATATCCATTCTCTGGCTATCTATATCTAAATCTTCTAAAATTGCTCTTAATCTTTCTTTTTCTTCTTTAACTCGCCTATCTTTTTCTAAAAACTCGTTATTTTTAGCTGCTGTATTTGACATTTTATACCACACCCCCCTCGTGAGCTTGATATGTATTAATTGTGTATCCCCTCTCGGTCCCC